GTCAGTAAGTGTGCTGCTCCCCCATGTGACCGTACCAGTAGTTCCCCACGCAGTACCCGTTTGTCGCGGATTGCTGTAGGTCATCAGGTTTGCGTTCGCAAACTGCACCAGCCCGCTGCTGTTGATGAAGGTGGCATCGCCCAACCGCGAGAACGACAGGCGCGGGTCAAGTACGCCCGTGGTGAAGTCGAGGTTGAGCGTGGAGCCGTCGCCGACGGAGGTGAGTGTCGCCAGCTGCTCGACGAGCGACCGTGAGCCCGACCTCCGGAGCCGACCGAGGAGATTACGCATGGATCAGAGGACGCACCACATGACGCCGAAGTCGCCTGCCGGCGCGATGCAGGTCACCTGGATCAGCTGCGACCCGAGGGCGTCGACCACGACCGATGCGGGCGGGTTCGTCGAGGTGTTCCCGAGCGCGTAGAGGTTCGGGGCCGGGGTTCCGGTGGTGACACCGCCGCCGGCGTACGGGTAGAAGTCCGTTCCTCCGACCGCGTTCTTGACGGTCGTCCCGCTCGTCCGCGTCAGCGAGATGTCAGCGAGCACCGTCGGCACCCAGTCCTCGTTCGCGCCGTCCATGTACATGGACCAGCCGACCACGCGGATGCCGCCGGTGGTGTTCGTGCTGGTGCCGGTGAACGGCATGAGGCGCACCAGCGTCGGGTGGTCGAGGGACGACTCGTACAGGACGTTGGTCGTCGGCTTGGTGCCGAGCGTGCCGTACGCGCTGTAGGTCGTTCCGTCGCGGGTCAGGGCCTTCCACTGCCACCGGGGCTGGTGGGTCGACAGGAAGGCGCCGACGGCGCTCCCGGTGACGGACGTGGACAGCGCGTCCCCGCCCTTGGTGACGATGTTGGGCTGGATGTTCATGGCTTGGTGTCCTTGTCGAGCCGGATCTCGATGCGGTCGAGCCGGCTGGCGTGGTGGTCGAGGGTGGTGCTCATGCGCTCCATCATGCGGACGATGCCGACGTGCATGGTGAACACCACGGTGAGGATGGACGCGACCAGGCCGATCAAGCCGAGCCAGTCCTTGAACGAGAGTGAAACGATCCGGTCGTCTCGCATGGTCATGTCTGTGGTTCCGTCGCCCGGAAGAAGCGGGGGTGGACCCGAAGGCCCACCCCCGCCGATCCGGGGGCTGAAGAGGGATCAGTACACCTGGATCACGCCCGCCGACCACGGGCAGATGATGCCCATGCCGGCCATCATCTGGGCCTTCATGAACTGCGTGTTGCGCCGCTCGTCGGCCTCGACGTACGACCGCAGGCCGGACGCCTGAACCATGCCGATCGCCGGGCTGCCGGTGTCGGCGCCGCACAGGGCCACGGCCACGGGGCGGCCACCCGCCTGCGTGGAGCCGTCGAACAGGCCCTGGTACTTGCCGCCGGTCGTGCCGGAGCCGGATGCGTACGCGATGGCCGCGTCCTCGCCGGTCAGGCTGTTGCCGGTCAGGTCACCGCTGGGCAGGTGGTTGGTGACGATGACCTTGAAGCCCTCGAGCATCCCGATGACGCGGTTGTTGACGTCGTTCGGGCTGGTGTTGAGGTTCTGGTCGTACGTCGACGGGAGCACCGGCACGCTGGTCAGGTTCGTGCCGTCGAAGTTGGCCTCGAACCGGAGCACGCTCTTGATGTAGGGCGTGATGAACAGGTAGCGGCTGCTCTCCGGCACGGCCTTCTCGTCCATGGCCTGGGCCAGGGACGCGACGTCCGAGCGGAAGTTGTAGGCGCCGCGGGGCGAGAGCTGGTACGCCGAGCCGTCGGTCAGCAGGGTGCTGCCGGAGCCGGACGAGTTGCGCTCGACCTTGTAGCCGCCGCCGTGGAGGCTGGTGACGCTGGCGGTGCGGGCCGCCTTGACCGCGAGGATCGCGATCTTCTTGTCGAGCACCTTCGCGATGCCGCGGCCGAGCTTCGTCGCGAAGGGGGCCAGCACGTCGAAGTGGCTGATCTCCATGTCGCGGAAGGGGACGTCGAGGGCGTTGACGAGGATCTCGTCCACGACGACGTCGGCCGAGGCGGTCTTGATGCGCGGCGAGCTGACCGTGTTGTTCAGCACGACGCCGGGGGTGTGGTACGACGGGGCCGGGTCGTCGCCGAGGATCGGCCACTGGGCCGAGTTGGCGCCCTCGATGACCTTGACCGAGATGAACTGGCCGGTGCGGTCGTAGAACTGGGTGGACTGCTGGAATGCCTCGAGCACCATGCCCGAGAAGACCTTCAGCGCCAGGCTGTCCGTGGAATCGTGGGTGGACCCGTTCCACGAGGCCAGGATGCGCTCGTAGTTGACGTTGCTCATTGCTTGCTCCGAAAGAGATTCGATTGGGAAGACACGGGGTGACCTGCGGGTGTCCGTGACGTCGCCGGGCCCATTGCTGGGGTATCCGGCCGATCACGGGCCGCGTGTCGGAAAAGCCACCGTCCCGTTCCCGGGACGGAAGCCGCACAGAGAGGATGAAAATCCACCGCCGGCCGAGGCCGGACGGTGGACGCAGGAGGATCAGTTCGCCGACCGGCGACGGGTCGGTGACGGGGCAGCGGCCTCCTCCTGCGCCGCCGGCTGCTCCGCGCCGCGCAGCCGGAGCTGCTCGACCAGGTCGCGGAGCTTCGCGTTCTCGTCGGCAAGGGCCACCGCGTCGGCGGCGATCTCCGCCGTGGTGCGCGGCTTGCCAGTCACCGTCTCGAGGGCCGCGTCGAGCGCCTTCGAGTACGACTCCGGGTGGTAGCCGCGGTGGTACTCGTTGCCCGTGACGTTGTCGATCAGCGTCACGCAGCACTCGCGGATGTCGTTGCGGATCCGCATCCCGGTGATGTACGAGCTGTTCAGCTTCTCGAGCCGCTCGGACTGGCTCGGCGTCTCGGCAAAGACCCTGGTCATCGGTTGATCCCCTGCAAGATGTGTTCGGGCGTGTTCGCGAGGCGCCGCTTGGTCGCCTCGTCGAGGTAGCCCTGCCGGCGGGCCGCGGCGAACGCCGCCACGACCTGCGACGAGTTGGTGAAGCCGGGCGCCTCCGCGACCGGCGCCATGCCCGACACGAGCGGCCGCGCCTTGCCGGATCCGACTGCCTGCTGGTGCATGAACATCAGCTCGCGGATCGCCGACACCGCCTGCTGCGGGTCGTTGAGCCGCGCGTTCATCTTCTCGATGTCGGCCTTCGGGAGGCTTGCCGCGGCCCAGTTCAGGACCGTGTCGCGCTGCACCGCGCCGCCGGCGATCTCGGTCACCTGCTGCACGACGCGGTCGACCTCGCCCTGCGCGTACTTCACGCGGGCGGCCTCGCCCTGGACGATCCGCTCGGCAAACGCACGGCCAATGCCTGCCTTTTCGAGCGCCTCGAGCGCCGTCGGCGGGATCTTCCCGTCAGCCATGTACGCCGCGGTCAGTTCCTCGAGCTTGACGCCGGCCTTCTCCGCGAGCGATTCCGGGCTGTCGATCCGGCGCTGCCCGATGAGCTTCTGCGCCTCGGCGTACGCCTGCTCGAGCGCCTCCGGGCTCTCGAATTTTCCGGCCCACTTCTTCGGCGTGATCTCCGCGATCGTGGCCGCATCCGCGGTTGCCGAGACGCCCTTTGACTCGATCCGCACCGCCGCCGGCGTTTCAGCCGGTGGCGATGCGGCCTCTGCCGGCGCTTCAGCCGGCGGGTGTTCCTGTTCCATTCGGTCCTCCTGCTTGCGGTGCAAGCTCGTTCTGCATCACGTTTCCGCTCACGTTGATGAGCTTCTTCTGGGCCTCCATCTCCATCTGCTGCTGGAGGGCGGCCTGTGCCTCGGCGGCGAGCTGTTCGTCGGTCTTGACGAGCCCAGGCTCGTAGATGCCGCTCTGTCGGAGCAGCGTGTCGAACAGCACGCCGATGTTGATCCGGTTCGCCGCCTCGGGCCCGAACTGCGCCATCGTGCCGAGGAGCTGGAGCAGCTTGGCCTTGTCGGCCTCGCGGGACAGCGCGGCGATGCCGGTCTGGGCCTCGATGTCGAACGTGCCGCGCGGCATGGACGGCACGAGCCGCTGGCGCTGCATGAGGTACATCAGGCGCTCGACGAGCGGCACCTGCTGGGCGTCGGCGATCGGCGCGTAGATGCCGCCGAGCGCGCCCTCGAGCTCGGTCGCGATGCGCTGGACCTGGTACGCCGTCACGCGCTCGCCCTTCGGGGCCGCGTCCGTCTCCATGAGCATGGCGACCGCAAGGTCGCGGCGCTTGTCAGCGGCGGTCTGGTACACGACCTGGAAGTCGCTGCCCTTGTTGACCGAAAGGAACGCGACGTCCTGGACCTGCCCGCCGACGACCCGCCCCTCGATCACCTCGCCGCTCGGCTTCGCGAGGTCCGAAGCGCGGATCTGGCTGTTGTAGTCGATCACGGGGACGAACTTCGAGCACATCCCCGCGAAGTCGATCAGGCGCTCGTGCAGCTCGTTCAGCGTCCGGACGTCTCCGAGGTTGCTCTCGACGAACCCGCGTCCGTAGTCCTCGCCGGGGGCGAGCTCGTACGGTGTCGCGAAGAACGACGGCACCGGGTCCTCGCTCACGGCGACCACGTTGCCGTTGATCTCCTGCTCGGTCACCCAGACGCGCGAGAACGGCTCCCACCTGCACCGCGTGTAGAGGTGAACCTCGTCGGGCTCGTATCCCTCTCCCTTTGCGGCAAGGTCGATCTCGGTCGCGGCAAGGATCTCGGGTGCAAGCGTCCTCGGGTCGACCTTCTCGCGCACAATGTGGTACTCGACCTCCTGGCTGGAGTCGCGCTTCGTGACGTACTGGTCGCGGCGGAAGACGCGGATGCGGTAGTCGTCGGTCAGCTGCTCGAGCACGTCCCCGGTGACGAGGATCTGCGTGAGCGCCGCGCGCTTCTTGGAGCGGAATCCGCTGCGCCGGCGGTTGGCCGCGCTGCCCATGTCGCTTGACTCAAGCTTCGCCATCATCAGGAGCTCGTACACCGACAGTGCGTTGGCGAACGCATTGAGCTGCTCCGGGTCGACGTCCTTGGAGTAGCGGATGTGCGCCGCCGGCATGAGCCTGAAGAACGGCGTGCCCGGCGGGTAGAGCGCCATGAGCAGGCGTCCCTCGAGGTTGGCGACGCCGCGGCCAGGAAGGCTCGTGAACGTCTCCGGCATCTTCGAGTCGGCCGTCTGTCCTAGCTCCGGGAGGATCCACGGGCGGGTCAGCGAAGCACACTGGCGCGCGCGCTCGAGGATTGTCTGCCGCCGCGCGTCGTCTCGTTGCCAGCAGGCTTCGATGTTTTTCATCAGGTTCCGAGCGGGATGTTGATGCCGACGCCGAAGCGCGGCGTGCCGAACGCGATGCGGGCACGGTCACGTCGCAGGCGCGATCGCTCGTTGGACTGCGCCTCCGTCTGGGCGAAGGAAGATTCGTCGATTTGGTCGACCGGACCTTCAATCGGCGTGATGGTCGTGCCACCGCCGGAAGTCGGCGAGCCGCCTCCGGTCGCCGCACCGCCGGCCAGTTCATTGGCAAGCTGCGTCTGTAGGCTTGAAATCTCCTGGTCCAAGGCCGAAATGCTGCCAGCCTTCGCGACAATTGAGTTATAGAACTGCTTGTTCTGGGCAAGCAGTGCTTCTTGATAGCCCTTCCCACCCTGGAAGTACCGCGGATGCAACTCTTTGCCATCAGGCATCTTGGCTACGAAACCAACAGACTTGTCGAACACCACCGGCGCGAAGTACCGCTCGCGCGTCGCGGCTGGTGCGAGCGACGACCATGTCGGCAACTCGCCACGCTGCACAGCACTCTCAATGCTCGCAAATCGCTGGATCTCGCTTTGAGCGCCGCTTTTGCCGACCCAATTCCGCGGAGATCGTTGAATCTCTGACTTCAGATCGTTGATTCGCGACTTCGCAAAGTTCTGGATGTACGAGCGCGTCTTGTCGACGGACATGGCGGATGCCTGCCGCTGCGCGATCAGTTGTGCTAGTCGCTGCTGGGTGGTCGACATAATCAGGTTCCGGTTGGGATGCGGAGGCCGCCGAGCGTGCCGCCTGAATTGATTGATATGCCCGACGTGTTGTTC